ATCCATGACCATCACCATTATTTGCTAATAGCTTATTCATACCTATTGCACGAGACATCTCGTTTAATTGCAATACAATTGGGTCAAAATATTTGTGCATAATTTCTTGTTCTTCATTATCAATACGTATTGTTAGTACGATACACCAACACCCTAACAATACACTTATTAATGATAATGCTAATTCGATTGACATTAGCAACATCCTTTCTTACATTTTGGTTGACAGTCTTTTTCAATCTTCTCTACTAATACAATACTAGCTTCTGCTCTACGTAATGTTAATGCATATCCTCGTAATGATAACTGTACAGGATCTCCCATTGGAGCGAATCGTGTAACACTAAATTCTGTTCCAGGTGTTAATCCCATTGCTAATAATCGTTTACGGTACGGCTTGCCTTCTTCTGAATATCCTAATACTTTACAGTTATCACCAACTGCTAAGTCTTGAATAGTCATTATACGTCAAAATCTAAATCGTTTTCAACTAATGCGGTATGTATTTGAGAATGTAACCCGAACGGCATCTCGTAAGTGATAAAGAAGCTACCATTTCTAATACGTTTCTTTACTGCACGAACGAATCGCTTATATCGCTCCATATCTGTATTAGCGACTGATAATGCAGTTCGGAGTTCCATAATAGTGTACTTATTTTTGCTTAGCTCACCTTCTAATTCTTCAACTTGAGTTTTTAAATCATCAACTTGTTCTTGAAGATCATCCTCATCGTTACTGTCACATTCTTGAGCAGCTGCAATACGCTGCTCATATTCTTCTTCCATTTGCTCCAGAATAGTAATAGCTAACTCTGGTAAATTGGAATACTTAATATGCTCTTCAATTGAAAAACTTGATAATGTACCTTGAATTAAATTACTCATCCCACCCTACTTGCTTACTAATACTAGGAGTTATTCCACCAAAATGTTCAAATAACCGTGAACGTACCGCTTCAAAGATCGCTGGAGTTTTAATATACAAATGGTCTGAAGTTCCGTATCTCCATAACCTAGCCAACTCATAGTGAGTCATATTGTTCACATCGTTTATTGCTGATTGTACTTCTTCACTCACTTTTAATCACCGAAATCTAAAAATTGATCCATTAATAATGTTTTTTTAGTTGGACTCTTCCAACCTAATGCTTTAATTATATTCTCTAATGGATTATCAATCAACCTTTTAATCTGAGCTTTACGGTCAATGTTCGGTACGTAATCTTGAATAAACCATTCTGGCAATACATCGATATCAGTTGGTATGGCAATACTCTTGAAACGTCCTTCAACTTTCTTCAAATAGAATGTACGAATCTTCATTCCACCGTTAATAGCCATTGTAACTTTATCGTTACGTTCGTTTAAGTTACGGTTCCAGTTAATCGCTGCGCTCACATGACCTGGAAGAAAAGTAGTACGATCAATATTATACTTCTCAAGGTATTCTTGCATCTTACCGATACCTTTTGGTAACCCTATTGTATAAACCTTGTCAGTTGTTAATAATTCTTCTTTATATCTAACGATGTCTTTAGAAATTTCTTTCCAATCTTCACCCATTAACAACCGCTTGATATATGATGATAAATATTTTGAGATTTCTTTTGGGATAATGGTTTTCTTTAAATCTAATCCCATGATTTTTTCTTTATCTACTTTTTTACCTTCGTCATCAACAACATGTAACATATAACGCTTTTTTTCAACAAAAATACCCGCGTCTGCTACCAACTCACGGCCAGATTTAATACGATTATCATAACCTGGTGTACATAAAAACCACTCTTTCATAAATGGTTGGAATGATGCATTAACAACATCTGCGACAGCGTCCGCAACTTTAATGGCGTCGGCACCTGTTGAAAAAGTTAGGAAATAGCTGGAATCGGTGTCGCCATATATAATAGCTTCACCCATATAGTCATATTCTCCTGTTAAAGCTTCATTAACAACTGCACATTGATGTTTTAATATTGCACGACCAGTACCTGTAGTACTCTCTCCATTGTTAAGGTTAAAGTACCGAAAATAGCAATTACTAAGAGCTCCGTAGAGGCTATTTAATTTGATCTTAAATACATATTGAAGTTTATCATAATATTCAGACATCATAATATGCTGATCATATATTTTTGCATCTTCTTCAGATATTTCTATACCTTTTCTAACTGGCATAATTTCCCCTCATATTATAATCATATGTATCCCCATGAACTAATTTCGATCGAGTAATAAACTCTTTTTGTGTTAATCCTTTAGGTATAGATTGTTTTAGTATAAATAATATACTATTATATAATACTACAACTTTGAGATCAACATGAAATTATTCGAAATTTTAAAACCAGAAGAAGTTAAAACTAATATCAGATACAATAACAAACTTAATCCAAAAGTTTGGGATGGTGACTCATTACGTGAAGATGTTAAAAAAGCTCTTAAACGTATTGCTAAAGAGTTTTTAGAATTTCTTGAAATCAATCCTAAGAGTGTAGAAGATATTATCATTACTGGTAGTAACTGTGGATACAATTATACCAAACAATCTGACATAGATTTACATTTAGTTATTAACTTAGCTAAGATCGATGTCAAATGTGAAGATTTTATTGGAATGTATTTCCAGGCCAAAAAGGCAATCTGGAACGATTCTCATGAAATCACTATACATGGTTTCCCTGTTGAACTATACGCACAAGATGCAAAAGAGCAACATATCAGTGCTGGGGAATATTCATTACAAGATGACAAATGGTTAAGTAAACCTAAAAAAGAAAAACCATCTTATAATTCGATGTCAGTTAAAGGTAAAGCAGCTGATATAATGAATCAAATTGATAGTATGATTGATAACAAAGAAACAGATCTACACAACATCCAAAAATTAAAAGATAAAATTAAAACGATGCGTAAATCTGGTTTACAAACTGCAGGTGAGTGGTCGGTAGAAAATTTAGCTTTTAAGACACTACGTAATAATGGGTATCTTGAAAGGTTGTCAAACTATAAATCTAAATTAGAAGATGATGATTTGTCTATATGAAATTGTGTGAAATAATCATGGTACCTAATCACGACTATAAACGATTTAATATTTCTGATTTTGATATCCAAAATGGTGAACAGTTCGGATATAGTGAAGGTGGAACAAAAATAATTAAAGCATTATCACCGAAAACTCCACATGTTATATTATTCGGATTGTATAGTAAAGATAATCAATTATTATCTGCTGTTATTGGATATAACAGAAATTGGAATGATAATACATACTTTTCAATATTAGATGTATATACACCTAAACAATATCGTATGCAGGGTTATGCTACTGCACTATATGTCTCATTAGTAAAAAAATATAATATGAAATTAATTAGTGATGATAAACAAACTGAGTATGGTAGAAAATTATGGAATAGTATCAGTAAAGTATTAAATGTACAAGTTCATGATAATCAAACAGATACGTTATTACCTAGAAATACTGTACAAGATGCCGACATTTATAACAGTCACCCTGATAGATATCTATTAATTGCTGAACAAATTATTAATGTTGGGTTACGTGGTACAGAAAGACTGGCAATAGGTGATGGAATATTAGATGGGCATATGTTATATACCCATCCTGAAAATATTGGCAATTATTATTAACTAAAATGTTTAGCCAGGTAGCCGAAGCGTTCCAGTAATAATACAACCGCAGCTGCACTCATCAGGAACGACATAACCTTCCACATAATTAAACGAATTGAATTACTGGACAGCATACACAATAATGTTGCCCACATTACAATACTTACAATTAAAAAAACCGTCATTAACATAATATGTTACCTATTGAATTACTAAAAACATAGTATAACATATTAATGTTAAAAGTTCAACTTATTTTTTATATTTTGCCAATATTGCTTCTGCAGCTGAATACTCATCTTTCTTCATTTTTTGATACTTTTTACGTGTAGTAAACCACCCATCTAATATCATTGGAATAACACCTTGTTCATCCTGACGATACACTGTTCCGTATCCGCTTATTGCCATTCCATTCTTTAAAAATAGTTCTTTCCACTTCCAAGCAGGTTGTGTCTTATAAACATCACTATCATATAAATGTAAGGTTAACATTTCTTCTGTTTCATCATGTATTGCTTTAACAGCTCGTTCAGTCTGGTCAAATTGTCCAATCTGAGTTTCAGGGCTAATATTAATAGCCATAATACAAGAAGGGTACAGCGAGTTAATATCGATAGCTCCTAACCACTTATGCATACCTACTTTAGGCTCTAATACAATAGCACCTTCAATAGAACGGTCGTTAGGATCATCAGGGTTAACATTTGGTTTATTATTGACTACTTTGTTTAACTCATAATGACAATAGTTATTGATAGCTAATTCAGCAAGCTTTAATGTTCCAGTAACATAATCGAATTGACCACATGATAAATGAACCATAACGTTAGCTAGCTCTAGATATCCGAGTTTATCTTCGAAACCTTTCAAGATTTCAGTATCTCGTAAGTTGTATCGAACGAAGTTTGGAAAATCATTATAGTACAGGTCTCGTAATGATCCCTCGTAATGTAATTTAGGTAAATCTGGTAATAGGTCATCAGCAACAGATTCTAACTTATAAGTAGGTCTATCACCCATCTCATAGTTCTTAAACAGTACCAAATAGTCGATACTAATCCTACCAGACAAGTCAATAGTTTTATTAATCCTACCAAACAATTCTACATCACGTTCAACTGGATCTCTACCTTCTGGAAAACATAACCGTTTCCAAGAAGCTTTACCTAACACTCGTCTAATTCTAGCAGCAAGATATGGGGTATCGAACAGTCCTGAGTTCCAACCAGTAATAACATCTGAGTCTTCAAACTCGTCTAATATCCAGAACAATAATTCACGTTCAGTCTTAAAAATATTAAACTCAAGTTTAACATTATCTGGTAATGGAGCATCTTCATCCATTTCAGTTAACAGTTCAGTTAGAGTAATATCTTTAAATTTTGGTGATGGTATACAACCAATGATCATACGTTTAGACCATTCGTGGTATATTGCAATACTATTAAGTGGTGCGTATGGATTTTCTACAGAAGAGAATCCAAGTTCAGGATCGTAATCAACCTCGATATCGTAGAAGGTATAATGTAATTTAGGAGGTGGTACGTTATAGTAGTGTTTAGCTAGAACACGAACATCAGTTGGAATATCAGTTTCAAATACACGAATATTATCACTTTCATATCTTGCTCTTGCATCTCGGAAATCACTTCCATTTTCAAAAGATAATTTACGAACTTTATCACCAAATATACTTTCATGTTCACCATTTGCGTCTGGAACATAGAAATAATATTCAGCAGGGTATCTGGTAACTACTCGTTTACCGTCAATCCGTTCCCAAACGATAACCTCGTCCCTATCACGTATAGCACTAATATAACTCATATTATTATAATTCTCCTCGATTGTGAGGGTATTATATAATAAATTTGGAACAAAAAAAAGGGCTCTTTCAAGCCCTTTGTAAATAATATCGAAGTATTACGCTTCTTTTTGTTCAGTAGCAATTAAAGTTTCGTACAAAAATTCCAGATTTTCTGTGTCTGATAATATTTCTGTAAGGTTGCTTTTGTGCATAGTTCTGGCTAATTTATTGATCAACTTTTTAGGTATCTCAAAGCTTTCTTCTGCAGCTTCTGCCAGTTCTTTAATTGTTTCTCTTTCCGCGTCCATACGAGTCATACAATCCGTCATATCCCGAAGGATCTGTTTTAACTTCTGCCTGTCTGATGGGCTAGAAGGGATTACTAAATCACTCATTTTATACCTCTTAAATGTTATTTGGAGTCTGCATATAATCAACTATTAGTCATTTCTAACAAATAGAAAATTATTATAAACTAATTTTAAAACTACGCCGCCTTTTTAATTGGCTTGTAGAACTTGTGATCACCTATGATCGCAACTAGTCTGTAACTTTTACTCCAAGCTGGCTTTACATATTTCGTATGAAAATGCGTAGCGTTTTTGGTTATGTCTGGAACGGTTTTAGTTAATACACGTCTTGCTAAGACTACACACTTCGCATATTCCTCTTTATCACTCGGAATATCTGATTTACCATCACATTTCCAAGAAAACTGACAAATAGTCTTCCACCTATTGCCTATTTTGATAGTGTCTTTATGATTAACAACCTTACAAATTGTTTCACCAAACTTTCCACTTTCAAGTCGGTTAACTGTTACCAGTCCGACAGCAAGCATTCCTTTATTTCCTTGACCTAAGCTTTCGAAGTATATGTTTCGAGCTAAACATTGAACATCAGAATTGCTAGTATTTAAAAACTTTTGCGTTTCCTTATTAAGTCCCCTTTCCATCTCGTCTTTAACGAAATTACCTGGGAATCTAATATGTTCAATTATTTTGACTTCAGCTTGAGAACCATCCGTGGCTCCTGATAGGCCTATACTTAACATTACTGTTAAAATAAGTTTTCTCATAGTTTTACCTCCTTATTGAGAACGGGTCACTTATTACAAGCAATCCCAACACCTAGAATATCTCTAAGTGTATCAGCAGTAGCTGATTCAGTAGCTAGATAATATTGTTCTCGATATTATCAGCATATTCGATCTTAAGCGTTGCGCTTAAGATTTATTGATCAATACAACTTCTCTGAATTGTATAAATATATTATTTAGGAGTTATATATGCTAAATAATATTCAAAATTTAACAAAAAATCAAGCAAAATGGCTTCAACACTATAATAAATTAATAGTTAAAGCTATTTACCGTACACCCCCCTCTGTAACAGAACGCCATCATATAATACCTAAATGTATGGGTGGTAGTAATTCCAAAGATAATTTAGTAAAATTAACCCCCTCTGAACATTATATAGCTCACCAATTATTGGTAAAAATATTTCCTACAAATTCTAAAATATTATACGCAGCTCATATAATGGGCAACACCAGGTCAAATAAAGAATATGAATGGCTCCGTACGAAATTTATTATTTCAGTTTCTGGCCCTAATAATTATATGTATGGGGTACCTAAAACTGCTGAACACCGTACTAAAATAAGTCAAACCCTCACAGGTAAATATACCGGTGTTAATAGTTCTAGTTATGGGAAACCTGGTACCAGAACAGGAATACCACATACAAAAGAAACTAAACAAAAAATGTCAAAATCAATGAAAGGTAAAAACTGTAACAAAGTTAGAACTGTTGAATTCAAACAAAACTTATCTAAATTAAACTCAGGTACTGGAAACCATTTTTACGGTAAATCACATTCATTAGAATCTATACAAAAAATGAAAAATTCTCATAATATTAGACCTAAACTACAATGTCCATATTGTAATATTATCGGTGGAAACGTTTTAAAGCGTTGGCACTTTGATAACTGTAAATTAAAACCAAGTTTTCCATGAACCGGGAAACTTTTCAGGATTGTACAAATATGGCATTGCACCGGTAATATGGAATCTTATTTGATGCATATCACCGATTAAAACTTCTGAGTTCGCATTTATAAAATGCGGACCACTTGGGTAAATTATTAATTGACCTCTACTTGGATGAAAACTAAAGTTATGCTGAGGGAATTCTAACTTTCCTCCATATACTTCATATTCAGAATCAAACGGTGCAGAGTCGCGGAAATTAGACAGGAACAATACTCCTGTTAAGTCTCTGCTACGAGTTCTGACCCATTTCTTTCTCAAGTAAGAGCTATTTTCACAAACACATTCTGGGTCCTTGAATCCTTCAGGGAACCATTCAAATGCCATTCGTTCAGTACCTTTATATTTGAAATCATAATATGATTCAATATCTGGTACGATCGATTGTAGTCTCTCAAATACAATTTGTTCTAGATCTTTGTCTAGTTTAACCATTTTTACAGGGTTGTTCTTATTGTTGAGGTCTGGTGATATACACCCTAACATGTCAACTATATATTCACACTGTTTTGGAGACAAAAACTCTTCAACCACAAAAAATGGGGGTTTGCTCGCTGCCATAAAATTAGTAAGGTACCTTTACCGATTCAGTTACTTTTGTTTGTATATACTTAATTAAATCGCTAAATTTAATATCGTTCTCAAGCATTAAATTATATATCTTTTCAACTGGACGTTCAACTGATTCTTCAGTTATTGTACTAACTTCTTCATGTTCGACACTTTCCATTTGACCTGGGTTAACTAAGAAGTGTCCTGATTTAAGAGCGTTCTCACCAATTAATACTGGCTCCATACCAGAACGATCATTCAAGTTAAACTCGATACCTTTCAAGTGTTTACCGTGAATTTCGATATCCATTTTTACAACTGGGCGGTTTTCAATTCCACCATCAGCAGACTGAACCGCGTGCATAGATTCTAATGGTAATGTAATCACGTTATGTGATAACATTTCACATTGAAAAGAAACTCTACGAGTACCACGATCCACTTCTACATTAGTTGCGTGTAAAGAACAGATTGTTGCACCAGTGTCGACTCGTCCGTGAACTGGATGTTGGAAGTTTAAAAATTTTACTTTAGCGGTTTGACCAATAATATCGTCACCACTTACATGTTTTTCAGCCATAATAGTATCCTACTTTAATAGTTATCTTAGTATTTATTATAATGTTAATATATGTCAGGATCACCAATAACGTAAATCATTTCAGGTAGTTGCCGATACCCAGTTCCAAACAATTTTTCTCGACTTTTATGACTTTCTAATATAACTTCTAATGGTGATGATTCATCCGACGTTATTATATGTTTTTTATCATTAATTATATCTTCATAACTCACAGGCAGTCCAGTATTAGCATTTTTGATCTTAAATTTATTACGAATAATACTATTACTTAACCATCTCCAACCATCATCAGTTAATGGTTCATCATGAGATAATATTAGTTTTATGTGTTTCTTTCTTAATAAAAATAATATTAATGCTGTTACATATCCCTTTTTACCAGATGACCATATTCTGGTTAATGGATATGCATCCTTATATTGTTCATCTTTTAAAATAATAAACGCATCTAAAGTTTCACCAGTTCTAAATGCAAATGTTAAATATCCACTAAAATACTTTGTTAACCATACATCCATACCATCAAAGGTACCAACTACTTTTGCATACCGCGGATTAAAATCTGGTAACTCACGCATATTAATATCAGTTGCATAATCTTCATTCATTAAAGCTAAATCAGAAGGTATACATTCAAATAAATCTTGCAACTTCACTAAAAATCTCCAATAGTTATTATATTATTTATTGTTTTTACTATGGTATTGTTTAATACGTTTGAATAATGGAGATATATAATCGTCAATATTACGTTTATATATTAATGGTATACCCTTTTCAACTGCAATCATTACTACAATTTGATCGATATTAATATCAAACATTTCTAAAAACATTAATGCATATGCAGTACATTGTAAGAAATAGTCTTCTATAAGTGCAACATCTTTTGAATTTGTGGAAGTTTTAAAATCTATAACAGATAGAACACCTTGGTATTCTGCAATAACGTCACATCTACCAGCTATTTTTAATTGGTCACTATACAAAGCTACTTCTTGTCCTAGAATATTATTAATTCTAGTAGCGTACATTTTTAAATTGTTAAAACTTGGAATGTGTTCAAACGTAAATCCGTGAGTAGGATCTGGTTCATTGTTCAAGTACCGTTCCATCATAGTATGGACATTAGTACCTCTTGTAGCACAACGTTCAGTTTCTTTCTTAGCATTTTTCTCACCCATGGATTTTTTCCATTCAGTGATACCTAGCTTCTCAATAGAACCTAAAACTGTAGTAATAGATGGGTATCGTTTTCCACCCGGAGTGGTATAAAACCTCCCCATTGGTGGAATTTCGATCGATTTTAATTCTGGATATTGAATCGTATCTAAATGAGTAAACATATTAGATACGATGAATATTATTATTATCCAACACCACCACCGCGTTGTGGTGATTGATTCGGAGTGCTGTTTGCCATGTTACTAGGTTGAGCATTCTGAGCAGGTGGTTGATTTTGACCTTGTTGATTATTTTGTTGTTGGCCAGCTTGATTATTAGTATTTTGCTGTTGACCTTGTTGGCGTTTTTGTTCAAGTTGTTGACGAACATCATTAATTTGTTTTGCCAATTGAACTTGTTTCTTCAACAAAGCTGCTAAATTACGTTGAGCTGGATCGTCACTAGACTCTAAGCCTTTAATTTCATCGTCACGTTGCTTAATAACTTCAGCTTGTGGCTGTTTTGACTGTTGCATAACAGCATCACGAGTAGGAGTAGTAGAACGAATATCAGCAGTACTTATTTCAGATAATAGGTTAAATGATGTTGGTTTAACAGTCTTAACTGTTGCAGTTGTGTTTGATTCTTTAACAATCTTACTAACACTACTGGTAACACCTAATAATGAAAAGGTATCTTTAGTAATAGTAAACCCAGTTGGAATTGGTTCAACCTTAGTCTCTGGTAACATTAAATATTTAAAACGTGCATTAAGATTTTCAAATGAGTGGCTTGGTGCTGAATTATTAGCAGCAATCATTTGTTTATCAGGATTGATTTTCTTTTCAGCATCATTATGCATGCTGAAAGTAGCTTCATCTGAATCATCAGTACCTTGTTCTTTTTCATCATGACTGATTTTTTCTTGCATATCATCTAAGATTTTACCAAGACGATGATAATCAATAACGTTCATTGCACGTAATGATTGTTTTGCAGTCATATATTCGTTTTGTGTTTTAATAAGACGTGTTAATTTATCAACAGTATTAGGTGATAACCCTAACAATTCTGTAAACACATCACTTATTAATGCTGACAATGCAGCATCATCTCTACTAGTATTTTCGTGATCTTGTATGTCCATAACTATTCCTTATTTTTGAGCACGTAATACATCAAAGATGTAATCAGCTAATTTAGTTAATTCAATTTCATCAGTAAGATCTTCATTTTCAAATGCAACTGAATCATCTACGTTATCGTTTGCCAAATCATGTTTAAATCTAGCCAACTTTGCAATTTGTTTAGCTTCTTTACTAGTATCTTTTTTCTTGTTATAGTAGTCTTCCATATCGAGAGACTGTTCATGTTTTTTAATATGATGTTCAGCAGCTTGTGCAGTATACTTAGCTTCAGCAGCTCTTGCTTTTGCTTTTCTAGCATCAGCTTCAGCTTTTCTAGCTTCTGCATCAGCTTTCATCATATCGATAACTTGTGATAATGCTGATTTTGCAGATTCTTCGTCACTACCAGTACCTGCATCCATTTCAGCAGGAACACCACCTTCTTGACCTTGATCACCACCTTCTTGACCTTGATCTGCAGGAGGTTGTTGACCATCAGCTGGTGCTTGTTGACCATCTGCAGGAGGTTGACCACCTTGTTGATCTTGACCCTCAGCTGGAACAGTAGCAGCTTGTTCCTCGTTTTCTTGATCTGGTTCAATATCACCCCAGTCAACATCAACAATATCAAACTTGTCACGTAAGCCGTATAATATTTCAGCAATTTCAGCAGAATTAACAACATCACCTTCACTATCATCATCTTCTTTAAACTCATCGTTTTCTTCTGAAGACAATAAGGATCCTAAAGTACTCTCGAAGTCCTTCGCTTGATCAGTCTTAACAGTTACTCGAACAATTTTACCATTCTCATCTTCTAAACCAAAAGAAACTGTATCACCAGCACCTTTGATTTTCTTTTCAGCAGATTTTAATTTTGAGATAACATCGTTCGGATCAAATGCGTTTTCTTCATCTTCTAATAAAAAATCATGAAAATCTGTAGACTCATTCATTTTTTTAGATTTAGATTTTTTGGTCTTCTTAACACCAGTACCAGCTCGGGTAATCATCTTAGTAAACGATCCACCCCATGGGTTTGATGCAATACTACCAGCAGCAGTTACACCACCACCGCCAGCTCCACCAGCCGCACTTTCGGTTGTTATTAATAATTCTTTTAATAGTGACATGTTCTTTTCCCTATAAATTTGAGAGTTTATAATATTTATTCAAACTTAATAATATTATATATTTATAAGAGTATAATGATAGTAATTGGATCTAGCGAATAATACTTAACATACTCAAAGAGATCTTGAATTGTTTAGTATCTTTTGGTAATGGATTGTTGTTTTGAGTAATTATCCAGTCTTCATAGGATAATATTTTGGATTGAAGTTCATTTAGATATTCATGATACTGTGTAAAACTGTGTATCAATTCATTTCTGATATCTTTAGGTACATCGGTTACATCGATTACTTCTATAGTATTGTTGAACGGCACTTTCGGAATAACTAATTTCCTATATGCCGTGTCAACTTGCATCATGATTGCTTTATCGCAAACTGATGACATGCAGCTTATTCTGCAGCAGGTGTTTCTTCAGCAGGTGTTTCAGATACAGCAGCAGCGTCAGCAACAGCTTTATCATTTGCTTGAATAGCCGCAACGATACGACGACCCATTTCTTCCAATGCAGCACTTACTTTTACTAATTCAACACGTGCAACATACTCTTCTTGTCTCCAGTCATTGTAAAGTTCAACCAATTCTTGAACGTTAGCTGGTAAATCAGCAACATTATGGGCAACTTCACCAACATTGATTGTAACGATAGCTTCTACTTGTTTCATATTTTCTCCTAAGGGTTATTGTAATTATATTTTATTAATCTTCTGATAATAAAGAAAGTAATTTTGACTTACTTTCTGATACGGCTGGTATTCCAACAGTATCAGTAGGTATTGTACGAGCTTGAGTATTTATACTCGTTTTTTGTGAAGGGTGATCAGAAATTCGTAAAAATTTAGGGTCCCACTTCAACTTTATTATATTACCAACACCATCACTACTACGAGTTTTTAAGAATTGATATTCAATCTCACCTTTAGCTTTATCAATTTCAGTCATGTTAATTGTAACAAATACATCACACTCTTGAATTTGACTATAACCACCAGCTACCATTGAATGATCGTGTACCTCAGTTTTAACTGCTGTTCTGTTTAACTGCGTTGCTGATGCTGTACAACAATTAAACTCAACACCTAATTCTCTAAATTGAGATGATATTGCTTTGTCTCTCTCGTTTACATTATCCAATATTCTATGATTCGGTTCCATTTTACCAAGATAATCAGCAATTAATAAATCTGGCATAATACCATATCGTAAATAATATTCTTTTATAAACGCCTTCATTTGACTAGGTTTAGTGCCTGGAGACATATACACTAAATCTAGGATACCACAGTCCTTACCAGCCTGCGTCACACGATGAATAATTTCATCTGTATGATACATCCAGTTACTTCTGTTATACCCACTGTACATAGCATCAAATCGTTGTGATACCATGTCCTGAGATAATTCTAAAGTAATATATAAAACATTTCGGCCTGTTTCTGTAAAATTCAAAGCTAAATTGTTTAATGTTATAGATTTACCACCACCTGAGTTAGCCGCAACTAATAATAATTCTTTACGACCTAACCCACCATATAGTAATTTATCAAATTCAGACCACCCAGTACTCTCAACTGGTGGTTCAATTAGTAGTCGTTGTAACCGTTCTTGAACAGTATCATAATATCGAATACCCATATCACGATGCAATCCGACTAATAATGCATTCTTAACCGCAAGTTCAATATCATGACCCCGGTTTTCTTTCATTAATTCTGGAGCATCTAATATAGCTTTCCATAAAGCTTGTTGTCTACAGAACTTTTCAACCTCATCTGCACAGTATTGAATTTCATCTTTCTTAACTTCTTTTAATCGATACTTAACATCAGTTTCAGCTTCGATTTGAATAGGTGATGGTGTAGTATTATAATTTTCATAATATTGAGTTATAAACTTAACAGAATTTCGTAACTCAGGATCAAAATACTCAGGTTTTACAATAGCTGAACATAACGCAAAGGTATCCGGATCTGATATTAAATACTCTACTAATAATTGTTGTTTCTTTACATCAAAACTCATGCATTCCTCTTAATTAGTGAAGGTATATATTGGTGGAAATGTAGACTTAACTATATCTCGTATAACCTTAAATTCGTCATTCTCATAAAACATTGCAGAATTATCTATAGTTACTGCCATGTCAATATACTGATCTGTTATAGTATCAAATATCTTATAAGGAGCTTTAGATAATAATATTACTGCTTGTAGTTTTTGTAGTGGTACAAAATTCAAACCACCTGTAATGTCTATACCGATAATCTTTATTATAGCTCCATTACTAACAGCATTCAACAGCCCACCAGTGTTTATATTAAAACTTCGCACAGTGTAACTTAGCCCGTTTATTGAAATTCTTTTTGCAGCATGCCACGGTGAATTTACTGACGGTATATTATCAACAGTATACGTTATCAACGTTGAAGTACCATCAGTACTAATAACTTCTACTTCTAACACTACATTATTAGTACTTGAACCTCGTAAACCAAAACTAAACTCTTGATTTGTGGTTATTTGGATTGGGGTTTTGTCAGCAACACTAGTTGCTGCTAATATATTTGAGTTCGAAGTGTGTGACACTAATTGTGACATACCAGCATATGGACGTTCAAATACTAACTCAACTGTATTTTGATCTATTACAGTAATTTTAGATGGTTCGATTAATGTTAACGTTTCCTGACCATTTAATGCAACGGACTTAATATACGTTTGTATAGTTGGAATACTATTTAAGTTATGAGTAATTTTCCAAGTAGCACTATCAACTGTTTGATAATAGTTGAATAATACTTTACGTTGTTCCCAGTTATCTAGTCCGGTAACAGTATCTGGTAATTTACCTCTAACATAATCTGTTAAAATTCTAGTCTGATACAATTCCCCACGACAACGTTTCGTAATAACACACTTTTGAATAACTTCTAAGCCTTGTTTATTACGCTCGATTTCTACTTCACGATTACAAACTGTGCATTTATATACGACAATTGCCATGTCTAATCTCCATATAATTATAATAAAATATTTATCAGTTTCCCTATTGTTAAATCTGGGTATATTCTAAGCATTATTGCATAAGCGTCTAGTGGTATAAAACCACCGTTTATAAGAAATAATGACCAACGTTTCTCTACTATTGAAATATACGACCATATTAGATGTCCTATTATAAACGAAACAAACGCCCATAGTGTGAACGATGGGTCAATTGATATTGAATTTATAATAGCGCCTAAAAATATTAAGGAAGATCCCAAATATTCTATAAATTTAGAAATCGTCATTAAACTCAATTGTAATTACAGGCACCTTAACAGACTTTCCTAAAGTTGGAGGTTTGTCACCATTTAATGCATTATATATAGACATCAGCTCTTGTCTAGTCTCCTTACCTAACGAATGCATATTATATAAGTTTATTACAGCTTCGATTGTTTGACCAGTTCCAAATGTGTGGTCCTTCGTAGTATACGGTATCATATGTCTAACCTCTCTAATAAAATATCATACAATTCTGTATAGTCAGGGAATGAATTAACAGTGACTACATAGAATTGTGGAATACTATAAAAAATAATTTCAGTTCCAGATTGAATACCTTCAGCTAAATCAGTATGCTTATATTGAAATTTTAACAAATCTGTTATAACTGAAACACTATCACCTGTATGATTCTCATGGAACAATAAATCGAATATAGTTTTATATTCGAGTGATGAATTCATAACTTCCGGGTTATACAAATACTCATAACCGTTTACAGGAAATACATAATATGTAATTATGTCATTACTGGTAGGAGGTTGAATTGATTTTAACCCATTGGTAAATAATGCTCTATTATATAAAGACTTAAATTCAAACGCAGTTGAATAAGCTTCGGACATTGTCTCATCCATACCTTTTCTTTGGCGAATTTTTACCTTGTCAATAATATTATAGCTATTAGACAAATTTTTAAGTAAAGGATTACCGCACGATTCTATCACATATTGTGAGCACGTGTTAACTAACTGATCTAAGGTATTGGTATTTTTTGAATTAAAAATCATAATGAGTAGTTGTTGATATGGAGACATAAATCCCCATATCAACTATATGGGCTATTAAGCCGTTTCAGCCGCCTTTTGCTCTTTGATTTCTTCGATACGTTTATCAACTTCACGAATAAGTTCATGTGCGTTGGTAACGAACTTAGGTACGATGTACCCAGGAGAGGTGGTAATGTTGTTTATAATATACGCATATTGTACCTGATAGTCATAAACTTCAGTATCCCGAACTGCAAAACGAACACCTGTCAAATATCCAAGCTTCTGGATTGAACTGGCAAATTGTTTATTTAAATGTGATACAGTACCTGGAATGTTGATACTGGTTGGGTTAGTTGGATACGCCATGGCAATGTCCTGTAATTCTAAAAGTTTAAAAAATGTTCACTAAATGTGAACGTTTAACGGAATCTCTTACCGTCCTGGGTAAGTATAGTACCTCTATTCTTAAAAATCCATGTAACATTTAAGTTATTTCATTTTAATAGGTTTGTATAAGTGCTCAGGAACGTCATAGTATTCGTCTAAAGGTTTATACACTGCACCCTCTCTATACAATACTCTTAGTAGTGAATCTATCTCAAATAACAACGCATGAGTGTTTTGTACCACTCTACTACTCATATCAGAACCTGTAGATAGGTACTCTACTATGTTACCTACCTGTTGCATATATTTAGTGTCTACTTCATATATCCGAAGTATTACATTTCCCATTCCATTAGTTACCGTCATTGCATTTTCTAAGGTATCTCTAAATGTTCTAAAACATAAAATGTTAGGTGGTAACATACGTCTATATGATAGTACCAGATACTGAGTCTTTCCTTGAGCAGCTGAGATGACAGCTTCAGAGGTTATACCTATCCATACTTTCCAACCTCTCCACTCATCAGTCTTTCTATACCCATATTCATATTCAGGGTTAGCTGGTATAAAAGTTGGGAGATCTCCAGACTTAACAAATTTTTGCCAATCTTTAAGACACGCAAACTTTTGTTTGTGAACCCAGTGAACCGCGTCCCAGAATGGTAAGAAATCTGGATTCGATGGTAATGGTTTATCTGGTTTTTTTATAGCTGCTCGTTTCTTAGCTGGTTTTGGAGCAACTACTTTCTTTTTAACTGTTTTTCGTTTAGGTTTTGGTTTAGGTACTGGATTACCTTCCTCATCTAGTTCAGGTTCAGCCATCCGTTGCCATTTATATAGTCTAGCCACTTGTTTTCTCCATCAATATATAATATAATAACTTATACATTTTAAATACTAAGGTAATTCATGTTCATTAGAATTTTATCAGATTGCCACCTCGAGATGGGCAACTACGAGATTCCAACACTCCCAACCGATTCAGAAACTGTGCTAATACTGGCTGGTGATATCGGTATGCTCGAAAAACCATACACGTATCAAGACTTTATCGAAGATGCTTGTGCTAGATTCAAACGGGTTCTCTGGGTATACGGAAACCACGAATATTATCGTGGCAACTGGCCATATTCAGCAGACGTTGCTGATAAATTATTAATAGATAATGTTAATTTAACTAACGGTTATAGATTTGTTGCTTTTGTTGATGATGTGGTGTTTATTGGTGACACTATGTGGACTGATTATGATAAATTAGACCCTATGTCAATGTGGGATTGTCAATTAAGAATGAATGATCATCGTTTGATTAGAACTGGTCCAGTAAGTGAACCTTGGCGTCAAAAATTCTTACCTCAAGATGCTGCACAGTACCACTATACTGCTCGTGACTTTATTTTTAATAATGTTGAAAAGTATTCAGAATTAGGTAGAAAAATTGTAGTAGTAACTCACCATGCTCCCTCTAGACAATCTATACACGAACATTATAAGTTTGATTCTACTAATGGTGCGTATGCATCTGATCTGGATGAATTAATCGAAACGACTGATATTAAATATTGGTTTCATGGTCATGTTCATAATAGTTTTAACTATATGATTAATAAAACTAATGTAATTGCTAACCCAGTTGGATACTTTACTGAACGAAATCCTGAACATAACCCAACAATATTATTGGAGATATAAATGTTTTTTGAAATTTCAACTTTTGAAACATTATGCCTGCTAACAATTGCATTAGTAGGTTTCACTGGATTATTAATATACAATATTATGGCTGCGAATAACCGTTTTATTGAACATAAAGATCGTACAAAACTAGAATCAGACATATCACACTATTCAATAAAGTATGGTATAATCTCTATGATATTAGGGTTATATTTAATGTTTGCGTGGGGTCGTTGGAGTAACACCCAGCAAGTAATGTTAGAAAATGAGGACGAGATAGAATGCAACATCCATTGTCAATAGGAACAAAAATATTATACCGAGTACCACATGGCTGTGGTTGCTCTGGTAAGTGGGAACAAAAACATAACTCTATAAAAGGAGTTAGAATCGATCGAAACATACACTTTTACACCTTGTATAGTGGAGAAACTATTCCACAAACACAAGTTGACAACATTATAGCTTAGGAGAATATCGTGGAAGAATTATTAGTATTAGCAGTAGTAATTGGAGCAATTTGGTTATGGATAAAACTTAGTAAGAAAGATGCTGAGCGTTTCACAAATGAAGACATATACACACGAGATGGTGTTGATCCATTTGCAGAATTAAACAGGATTGATAATGAAGCCATTCAAATATTTGAATTAGCACAAGTTGAAGAAGCTGACCTTCAGTTAGCTCCAGATGCTAACCAAATTCTTGAAGAAATTGCACAAAACATATCTGACCGTCAAGAAGAACAACGTAAACGTACCGCACCAGCACGGGTTGAATATCTTAAACGTAAGCTTGCATTAATTGCAGCTGCGAAAGAATTACAAAAATACGCTCAGGACAATAATTTACCAGAATAATAATCACCCTTATATGTAAATCATATTAAATATATGATTAACTTATTACAGGGAGTAGATTATGAGCACTATCGATATATCCGTAGTTGTAGATCAAATGCAACCAAATGCTGGTGATATTTTAACAATAACTGTACCCGAAACCACATCTGCTGACCAACGTCAAAAGATGTTCGATTCACTGGCACCTATTGCAGAAAAGTACGAAGTTGCTATCTTATTATTTCCTGAAAGTGTTAAAATGCAATGCCTCTCTGAAGAAGAGATGAATGACTTAGGGTGGTATCGTAAAGGTACCAATCCCTGGGATAACGTTAAACATACACTACATTAAAATGCTAAAAACTGAATATAAAATATTACATGGTCGAGTAGACTTTTTAGAATCTCAAGTTAATCTTATGATATCTCAAGGTTGGACATTACATGGTTCAACCTTTCCATATGCAAATGCATTAACACAAGTTATTACAAAAACTAGACCAATTATGGATGCTGATATCTTAACCGAATCAGAGGCTGGATGTTAATATATCAAAAACAAGATATTACTACTGTTACATACGGGGTTATAGGTCATGGTGTTAATTGTCAAGGTGTAATGGGAGCAGGTGCTGCTCTTGCACTTAAACGAAAATGGCCTATTATTAATGATATGTACCGTAGTTTAGAACATTGCAATCGTAAATTGTTAGGGCAAGTTCAATTAGTAGTGATAGTACCAGATCAGTTATATGTTGTGAACATGTTTACACAGTTCAATTATGGTAGACATGGACGTTACGCTGATATTGGATCTATTGAATCTACCTTTACAAAACTATTACATATTTCAAATGTACACAACTTACCAATTTATATGCCTAAAATAGGGGCAGGATTTGGTGGTTTAAATTGGAATACTGAGGTTGAACCCTCATTACAAGATTGTATTCGTATTAATGAATATAAAAAAGACATCACTATATGTGAATTATAAGGAGAATAAAATGTTAGGAACAAATGAACAATACTTTTTTACAGTAAAGGTAAATGGCGTACTACAACCTGTTCGAGTACCTACTCGTAGCGGTTTACAACCATTTTTAGATAATCTACCAGTAGACCAACGGATGGTGGCTGAAGTTGTTAAAGTAGATCAGTTAGGGCGAGAAATATTATTAGGTTAAAATGAAATCATTTATGATAAATTGGTGTTGGGTTGAAAGGTATGCAGTTGAACTTGTACTAGGATTCCTAATTATATTATTAATTGGTGTTACAGTGGTAGCAGTTCAACAAGATCAACAATATAATACTAAATGTGAAGCTGCAGGTGGTATGTTAATTACTACAGATGATAGCCAATATATGTGTATTCGAAAAGATGCTACTATTAAATTATGAACAAACCTATAAATTTAAATACTGTTAATAGGTTGAAAACAAAGCACTATCACTTTGTAAATACTAAACGTTTGAAAGAAATTACTCAACGTGAAAATGATATGTTACTAGCTTATAATACGTATCAACAACAAATTGAACAACTTAACGTTGTTTCAAATGCTGTAAGAGAAGAATTAGCTAACAATAATAAATATCATCCAATGTTGAGTAGTACTGAACATTATACACTACCAAGTAACCAGTCATATTATGATGTATTACAATTGCGTATTGGTGCACCAGTAATTGGCTGGGACGATACTAAACGAGTTGGTAGTGTTAAAATATTATTTAGAAACTCAGGTAAAACTGATCAAGTTGGTTACATGTATGCATTTACGGATGCAGTAGTACATAGTGCTAAAGATTTTGATAAATTGTTACAGAATATAAGCTTGGAAATTACCGAATTGTTAATAAAGTCGTTTCGTGATAATTTTAACCCACCAAAAGATCCAGGTCCACTGATATATAAGCCAAAAGAACCGGAGTATAATGAAGATCCAGAATAATAAAGAATTAAACGATTGGATGAATGCTCGAAAAAAGCATAATTTAGTTGCTGTAAAAGGTCAACCGCCAGTAGGTATGACTTATTCGGATGGAGATCCCGTATTAAACCCTGTTAATGTAGCATGGGTCGATACTGTTACCGATGAACGTTTTGATATAATATATGTAAAATAGTTGAATATTATACTCAAATACTGTATACTATACAAAATTATACTAGGAGTTTATTATGGCAAAATTTAGTTGGTCTGAAGTGTTTCAAAGTATCGAAGGTGAAGGTCCCTATTCAGGTTGGCCTACTGTATACATCCGCTTTACTGGTTGCAACTTTGAATGTAGGGGATTTAACAACCCTGATAAGGTCGATACTACCTCAATCGAAACTTTAGGTTTCAATCCATCAGACTATAAAGATATCTATAGTATTCCACTGATCACTAAAGGTTGTGATAGTATCTACAGCTGGGATAAAAAATTCAAACATATGTGGACAGAAGGTGATGAGAACTTATTAGCTCAAACTGTTATGGATACTATTCCACATCATCAATGGCATCATCCTCTAAGTAAAACTCCAGTTATACTTTCATTAACTGGCGGCGAACCTACTTTACGTGCAAAACATTTACCTGCATTATTAAACCACCCATTATTTAACGATCTACAATACTTGTTAATCGAAACTAACTGTGCGGTACCATTGCAAGACGATTTTCTTAAATATCTGGCTAGTTGGGTTGATAACGGTACTAACCGTAAGTTAATTTGGAGTAATAGTCCAAAACTTTCAGGTAGTGGTGAGCAATGGGAAAAAGCTATCAAACCTGAGGTAGCTAAAGGTCAATTAAGCTACGGAATGTGGCTCTCCAGTCAAGTTCAACAATATTTTAAGTTTGTTTGTGGTCCTACTGAATTGGATTTTGTTGAAGTATCTTGGGTTCTAGATGCATATAAGAAAGCTGGTGTACGTATTGATCGTAATGTGTACATAATGCCGGTCGCCTGTTTAGAAGAACAACAACAAAATATTGCGGCTAAGGTTGCTGATATGTGTATTAGCAACGGATACATCTATTGCCATAGAATCCAGAACAGTGTATTTGGAAACGGTGTTGGTACGTGAGTAAACAAAAAATTACTGTAAATGTATCAGGTATGGGACAAATTATTAGCCATCCTCTGATTATTATACGACGAGCACTACAAGATGCTGGTTATACAGTTGATACTATAGATGATACTCCAATAGTATATAACCATCCTCATCCTTCAGCTCGTAAATTTAAGAATGAAGATGATTTTGTTAACAATGCAAATGCTTCTGAACACTTTAAAATTGAATTAGTTGCAGACCATTTACCTTGGGGTGGTTGATGATTCTTTCACATTCGGTACTGGAAGAACTTAAAATTATAAACCAACATATACTAACCTTTAATGATAAGTTATTTCTGTATGCATTAACTCTTGTTATTGCTGTACTTTTTTATAAAAAATACTTGAAGTCTTAATAGTATCATCATATAATAAATATT